GAAGACGGTGGCGGTCTGAAAGAATCCCGCAAGTCCATCCCGGCTAGGGATCTTTATGAGAATCCGCCACGCTCAACTGATCCTCGTCAGTTTGAGCGCGAAGGCCTTTTCAACAATGTTGCGGAAAAGCCAGACATCGCAGTGCCGGTTACGCGCAAGTCTGGCGGTAAGGCCGAGAAGTGGATCCAGGGCGCTATCAAGCACCCTGGCGCGCTGCGTAAGGCCCTGCATGCCAAGGAAGGCGAGCCCATTCCGGCCAAGAAGCTGGCTAAGGCTGCCCAGAGCGACAACCCCACCATGGCCAAGCGCGCCCGTCTGGCTCAGACGCTGAAGCGTATGGGCAAGGCGGACGGGGGTGAGGCGCCTGACATGGATTACGATGATAAGTCTCGCAACAAGCCAAGCGCGGCTGATCAACAGTTTATCCAGCAAATGACGCCTCGTATGCTTGATTTCTATTCACAGCAGATGGGGCGTAAGTCTGGCGGCAAAGCTGAACACCCCAAAAGCTGCGCCTGCAAGATGTGCGCTGGTGGCCGTATGGGCCGTGCCACGGGTGGCCGGGCCAAGGGCAAGACCAACATCAACATCATGATCTCTGCCGGCCCCAAGGGGCAACAGCAGGGAATGCAGCCGGGTATGCCGCCCATGGGTGGGCCGGGGGCTATGCCGGTGCCGGTCCCGCCGCCTCCGGGCGCTGGTGGCCCGCAGGGTGGTGGTGCGCCGATGCCGATGCCGATGCCCATGCCTATGCCCATGCCGCAGCCTGGGCCGGGCGCTGGGGCTCCGCCGATGGGCCGCAAGGCCGGCGGGCGCGTCTACCGGTCCTACAAGGACATGGACGCGGGTTCCGGTAGCGGCCTGGGCCGCCTGGAAAAGACTGAAGTCGCCGCGCGCAAGAGCAAGCGCGGCTAAGACCTCGCCTCCAGCGGTTCCTCCACCCACTGGGGGCTGAGACCGGCGGCTAGTGGGCTTCCTTCCCCCTGCTAGCCGCCAGAGTCTACCTGGGAAGGCCCAGGGAAGAGACAGATGCAAACTTATCAGTCGCGATTTGAAATTGAACTCAGAAAACTTGTAACAAACAAGGTCAATGATTATAAAGATCAACTAGCAGCGGGGTTGGGGGTCAACGATTACGCTGCTTATCGCCAGATTGTCGGGGCGATTTCGGGCCTCGACATGATTATTGATCTTTGTGACGAGGCAAATGAAATTTGCCGCAAGCGCGAGAGCGGGCTTTAGTGGAAGGGAAGAAAAATGAGCAATATCATGCGGATGGAGCATGATGAAGACCCAGCAAAAAAGATCTGGAAAGAGATCGGTAAGCTGGATGACATTGATATCTTTAACAATCAGGTGCTTGTTGCAGTCTATATTCGTCCCAACCGGACGAAGGGCGGTATTTACCTGAGTGATAACACCACGGCAGAGGATCGTTTCCAGGGAAAGGTGGGAATGATCGTGAAGATGGGGCCGTCTGCCTTCGTCGACCCTGACCAGAAGTGGTTCAATGGCGTCAAAATGGACGTTGGAAACTGGATTTTCTTCCGTCCGTCGGATGGTTGGCACGTCACGGTCAACGGTGTGCTGTGCCGCGTCGTGCAGGACATTGATGTGAAGGGCAAAGTGCCTGCCCCCGACACAGTTTGGTGAGGTGATTCATGTCAGAAAGCACTGAACACAAGAATTTGGCGCCTGAAGAAGACGTGGTTCTTGAAAAAGAGCCCGAAATTGTCGTTCAGGACGCTGTAGAGGCGTCAGGCGGCAATGGAAGCACCGAAACAGAAGCCCCGTCGGTCGAGGATACGCTTGCAACCCTTCGACGGCAGCTTGATGAGGAGCGATCCAAGCGCCAGTTCGCTGAACGAGCCGCTCAGGAAGCTGCCGCCAAGGTTTTTCAGGCCGAAACCGAGGTTGAAGACAACAATCTCCACCTGATCAACAATGCCATTGCCACCGTGAATGCCAATCAGAACATCCTGAAGGGCAATCTGAAGGTGGCTATGGCCAGCCAGGACTACGATGCCGTTGCGGAGATACAGGAGGAGATCGCGGCCAACCGCTATCGCCTGGAACAACTCAATACCGGCAAGCAGTCCCTGGAATCCCAGCCTCGCCGGGAACCTCCGCGCCCGGTTATGGACCCAGTGGAGCAATTTGCGTCCCAACTGAGCCCACGGTCGGCAGCCTGGGTGCGAGCCCACCCGGAATGCGTCCGTGATCAGCGTATGATGCAGAAGATGCTGGCTGCACATAACATGGTGACAGCGGACGGGGTCCAAGTTGACTCCGACGACTACTTCACGGGGGTTGAGCGGCTCCTGGGCATCCAGGCCCAACCCAGCGCATCCACGGAAGCGGCGGAAGACCCGACATCCAGTGCGGCCAAGGTCGTGTCTCGGCGTTCTGCCCCGGCAGCGGCGCCGGTCAGCCGGTCTGGCAATGGCACGGGCACCACAAATGGCCGCGTGACCGTGGTCAGCCTATCCCAGGCCCAGAAGGAAGCCGCCGCTGACATGGGCATGTCCTATGAGGAATATGCCCGCAACCTGACTGCACTGAAGCGTGAAGGGAAAATGCACTGATGGAACCGACACTTGTTCGCCCGGCGCGCCGTGGGCGCCCTGTGCGTGTGAAGCCCGCCGCGCCACAGAGCCCGGCAGAGGCTGTCTTCGGGGATATCCAGGTCAATACCGCTCCCGTTGCCCCGGAAGCGCCTGTGGCGGCCCCTGAGCGGCCTGCGATGCGCCCTGTGATGCGTGAGGAAGACCCGCGCGCCCGTGCGGCCCGTCGTGCGGCTGAACTCCGTGGCCACCTGGGCGACTTGGATGAAGGCACCGACGAGTTCTACATCGACCCCGATTCCGTGCCGGATGGCTGGTCCTACGAATGGAAGCGGAAGACAGTCTTCGGGGCCGAGGATCCGGCTTATACCGTGGCGGTGGCCCGGCGTGGCTGGGAAGCGGTGCCGGCGGATCGTCACCCTGAGATGATGCCGCGCGGCATGACGGCGGCCACGATCGAGCGCAAGGGCATGGTCCTGATGGAGCGCCCCAAGGAAATCACGAACGAGGTCCGTGAGAACGACAAGCGGGCGGCCCGCCGGGCTATCCAGGCGAAGGAAGAGCAGCTTCGCAACGCGCCGCAGGGCCAGTTTGACCGGGATCACCCCCAGACTCGCCCGCGTCTGAACAAGAGTTACGAGCCTATGCCTGTGCCTGACGATAAGTAAAAACGAGGGGAATAGGCTTATTGGAAAATAAGCCTTTTCTTTCTCTATGTTTTCTGCTTATTGTTTCATTGCGGCCTTCCCCGGTGCGAAGGCTATATCCCAAAATTGTTTCTAATCTCCCCGGCGGCGATGACGAAACTCCTCACGGAGAACTGTCGTGGCGAATACGAATGCGCCCTTCGGCTTCCGCCAGTATTCTGGGAATGGTTCCGCGCCGACCTATGAACAGGTTGCCGTGGCTATTACTGCTGGTGCAAGCAACATCTTCTATGGCGACCCGGTGACGGCTCAGAGCGATGGTTCCATCGCCCAGTCCGCTTCCACGGGTGGCTCCCCGGCTGCCGCTGGCATTGCTGGTGTGTTCACTGGCTGCAAGTATCTCTCCACTGTGTCCAAGCGCACGGTGTGGTCCAACTACTATCCGGGCGGCTCTGACCCGGTGGCAGGGTCCATCGAGGGTTACATTGTGAATGACCCGAATGCCCGCTTCACGGCTCAGGCTGATGGCACTGGTCTTGCCGCTTCTGATGTGAACGCCACCGTCGGTTTTGTGATCGGCTCTGGCAACACCAGCACGGGCATTTCCGCTGCCTATGTTGACTCCACCACTCTGGGGACCACCGCGAACAACCCGTTCCGTGTTGTTTCTATCATCAATGCCCCGCCCGGCGCCAATGGCACGCTCGCCAATGGTCAGGCGTATGATCAGGTTGTCGTGGCGTTCAACAACGTCTCGACGCGCAACCTGACCGGCGTGTAAGGAGTAAGCACCCATGGCTGGTAATCTTTCCGCCATCAAGGATCTGCTCCTGCCGGGCCTTCGTGGTATCGAAGGCAAGTATGAGCAGATTCCGTCGCAGTACGACAAGATCTTCACCAAGTACAACTCCAAACTGGCTCTGGAACGCACCGCTGAAATGCGCTTCCTGGGTCTGGCGCAGTTGAAGACCGAAGGTGGCCAGACCTCCTTCGATAATGCTGCCGGTGAGCGTTTCGTCTACAACCAGGAACACAACGAAATCGGCCTGGGGTATGCTATCACCCGCAAGGCGATTGACGACAACCTGTACAAGACGCAGTTCCAGCCGTCGAACCTGGGCCTGATCGAGTCCTTCCATCAGACGAAGGAACTCTACGGTGCCAACGTCATCAACACCGCTTCTACCTACAATTCTGCGGTTGGTGGTGACGGCAAGGCTCTCTGCGCCACTGACCATCCGATTGATGGTGGCACGGTTGCCAATCGCCCGACGACCGACGTGGACCTGAACGAGGCCACGCTGCTCAACGCGATGATTGCCATCCGGACGAACTTCAAGGATCAGGCTGGTCTGAAGATCTTCGCCCGTGGTCGTCGCCTCATTGTGCCGCCGCAGCTTGAGCCGGTTGCGATCCGCCTGACGAAGACGGAACTGCGTCCCGGCACTGCCGACAACGACGTGAACGCTATCATGTCGACCGCTGGCGGCCTGCCGGAAGGCTACATGGTCAATGACTATCTGACCTCGGCCTTCGCGTGGTTCCTGCTGACCAACATCGAGGGCCTCTCCTACATGGAGCGTGTCGCCTTTGAAACGGACATGCAGGTAGACTTCGTGACCGATAATCTGCTCGTAAAAGGTTACGAGAGATATGGGTTTGGCTACTTCAATTGGCGTGCGATCTGGGGAACCTTCCCCACGTCGTAACTGGACCCTACGCCCCTCTCCCTTGTGGAGAGGGGTTGTTAACTGAAGGAGAGTAAAATGGGTGCTACCCACTTCAGCGGTCCGGTTATCGCGGGTGATCTGCAACAGGGTGAGACCAACGGCCCCAACCAGGGCAATGTGATTCTTTCCCAGTCTACGTCGATCACTCAGAATAGCACGACTGCTGTATCTTCCACGCTCTACATCCCGGCTGGTTCGCAGATCATTAGCTTCAATGTTGATGTTCTGACGGCGTTCAATTCCGCTACGTCGGCTACCCTGACGATCGGCACGGCGGCTGCTGGCACGCAGTATGTTTCTGGCATCAACGCCAAGACTGCGGGGCGTGCGACTATCACTTACACGGCTGCCCAGCTTGCCGCGATGAATGGCGAGACCGTTCTTGGCGCTGCCGCGCCGACGACTGCGCCGGTTGTTGTGACTGTGACCCCGAGTGGCGCGACATCTGCTGGCTATGTTGTCGTCACCATGCTTTATGTCCAGCAGTAAGGAACTGAGCCATGAAGGGTAAGAAGGCTGCTGATAAGCCGGTGACCAAGGCCTACGCTGGCGGCGACAGCAATGTGGCCAAGGCGTCCCGCGCGGGTGACGATGGCTTCAAGCGTGGCGGCAAGGTGAAGAAGTCCGCTGGCAAGATCCACGGCGACGAGGCCATGAAGAACGCGGGTCGCAAGCCCCGTGCGTCTGGTGGCCGCCTGATGTCGTCTGCTGCCGGTGGCTCGCCCCGCAAGGCTGCGGAACACTACTAAGCCGTGATGCCGGGTTGGGCGTGATAAACGGGGGCCGCGTGCCCCCGTCTTTCCATCGAGGCTATAAATCCCTTCGTAAGTGGGAAGGCGGTTGATATAATCGGCCATCGGCGTAGCCGGGCATAGTAACGAGGTGTTCTGATGAGAACCATTCAAGTGTCTGTTGGCCCGTTGGCTGCGGCAAGTGCCACTGCTCTACGGACGGCAGCATCCATTTCTGTGGCGGGGACCGTGGCTCTCAATGGCGCGCTGGTTTCTGGCGGCGTTGCCACGCTGGATAATCCCCGCAGGATTCTGTTTACGTCTTCGGGCAATGACTCTGGCATTACCTTCACGGTGACAGGCACGACGTTCGCGGGTAATTCGGCATCTGAGGTCGTGACGGGTGGGAATGCGACCACGGCCACCACGGTCCTGGACTATGCCACTGTGACCAGTATCGTGGCTTCCGGGGCTTCTGCTGGCACGGTCTCGATCGGCACCAGTGGCATTGCTGGTAGTGCATGGGTAAGGTTGGATGAGTGGGCTTCTAATTACACGTCTATCCAGACCAATGTCACGGGCACTGTGAACTACACGATACAGCAGACTTTGGATGATCCGAATGACCCGGATTTCCCTGTTGCGTTGGCTAATATAAACTGGATCAACAGCAATGACACCGCTGTTGTCGGTGCTACGACTAGCCATCAGTCCAATTACATTTTTACGCCGAAGTTTGCCCGTGTGCTGTTGAACAGTGGCACGGGTTCTGTGGCGGCGATCTTCGCTCAGTCTGGAGTGGTTAATCTATGACCGGTTTTTCTCTCGGTGGTGGCTTCCTCCTGGCTTCTGGAACTATGACTGTTGGTCTTGATGTATCTGGCGGTCAGCCGGGTGTGACTCCCATTGACGGGACCATCACCGATCCAGGCAGCGGTGGCGGCGGTCGGCCCTCCCAGGGTCGCGGCGGCGGTGCCGGCGGTCAGCCCTCCCAGGGTCGCGGCGACGGTGGCAACCCCGGATGACCACTAGCGGCACATATACGTTCGACCCTTCACTCGGCGAACTGACGATCTACGCCTACAACCAGATCGGCATTCGGGCGACCTCGCTTGTTCAGGAACACCTGACCAGCGCGCGAATGGCGACGAATATGATGCTGTCGCGCTGGTCGAACCAGGGCGTGAACCTGTGGGCTGTGGATCTTGTGACTGACACCCTGGTTCAAGGGCAGGCGTCTTATCCGGTTGATCCCAGCACGGTCATGATCCTGGATGCCTACGTGACCCAGACGACGGGGTCTTCGCAGCCGATCGACCGAGTGATCATGCCGGTCAGCCGCACGGAATATGCGTCCTACCCCAATAAGACCCAGCAGGGGTTCACCACGACGTTCTGGTTTGATCGTCTTCTGAACCCCACGATCACGTTGTGGCCTGTGCCGGATGGCACCAGCGCGCAATACCTGAAGTATTACCGGGTGCGGCAGCTTCAGGATGCCAATCTGGCCAATGCCCAGAC